GTTTTACTCTGCGCCATTCTAGCATCAGTGTAGTCTCACCCATACCTTCAGGGATATCATCTTGAATCTTTGCCGTCTCTGGCATGCCTTCAGGCAGTCTCCAGTCTGCTTTCTCTGCGCCTACGCCTAAACGTACCATAGGTACTACTGTTTGATTCTTAGATGCCCATGTCTTGAGTCGTTCTACTTGCTCTTCGGGCTTTTTTGCTGAAAAAACCCACTTAAAGCCTTCGTTCACTTGTCTAAAATTATTATTCATCTTCATCTCCAAAAGATTCTAACTCATCTTGTTCTGTGAGCATAGCAAACTCAGCTTTGATTTCTGCGAGTTCTCTTGCCTTTCTTTGCTCATCTGTTTCTTTTAAGGTATCAACTTCAATCAAGACTTCTCTATTCGTCATCTTTAATCTCCCAATCAACTTCATACCCGCCTTTGCGGTCTGTCCATAAATCATCTTCACGGTCATAATCGAATTCACACATGAAGTCAAAAAACTCATCTGATTCTTCTTCGTAATGTTCTATAAAGGATTCTACACTACCAAAAGTTTCGATGATTGCTTCTTCTGGTACATCGTAAGTGAATGTACTAGTCATTTGGTGATATTCACGCTTTTCAATAATCATTTAAAAGTCCGCCATAACTTCAAGCATGTTCTTCATTTTGTGCTTGATAAAATAATTTAATAGTTGAGACTTATCGCCTCCTTGTTGTCGTTCGTAACTACTTATAATCTCATCTTTGATGTCTTGCGGAGTCTTAGTTAAGTCTACAAGCATTTGATTACGATTGTAACCGTGAGACATATCAGCAGTGATCCACTTCTCAGGAGGAGATTTCTTCCACTCTGCTAGTAGATTCTTGCGAATAGACTTTTGCCTAACGCCTTCAACAAAACAATTGTCTGCCGATAACATGTTAGGCACACCGTCACCTTTATCGCCTGTGATGATATGTTCCATCAACACTTGTTCAGCAGGCTCTTTGATCTTGATCCACTTCTTTTGAGCAGGAGCATACTGCTTTACATTGCTCCACTTCTGCAACTGATTGAAGTCATGGTCACCTGACAACACTAGAAAAGGAATCTGTGAGCCTTCGTCAAACAAACCACCGCCTTCGCCTGCTGTCTGTGAATACTCAGCGAGTGTACCGATGACATCATCAGCCTCAGCACCGTCAACATCGATTACAGGATAAGGAAAGTACTCATCTAATTCCTGACGAATAGTATTGAGAGCCTCGAATATAGCAGACCAATCATGGGCGCTGTCATCTCGTGCTTTCTTTCGGTGTGCCTTGTAGTAAGGGAATATATCTCTACGCCAATAGCGTTTGTTGTCGCAGGCAATTACTACCTCATCGCCAAACTCATCTGAGAATTTGTTTTTGTATGAGCGTATTGTGTTGAGTATCATGTGACGCATCAATGGCAAATTGACCTCGATGTCTGAACCGCCACGATGACCAATCTCACCCATGAATGTAGCAATCGCTACTTGATTAAAGTCTACTACCATCATGTTATATAACCCTCACAATAACCATCGAAGGAAGTAATCGCTTGCGAGGTGCGAGTTTCTTGCCACGAATCGTGTCAACATATTTGTGCAGTCCGTTCTTGCGAGCTGCCATAAATTCAGGTACCTGTGTCTCAGGCTTACGCAATGTCTTTTCGTAAGACTTTGCTTCTGAATAGTTATCTATACTAGTGCCTTTCACACTTAGCGTACCTTCATACTCTGAGGCATACACACCAATCTTTTTACGAGCAGTGTCATACACCCACACTTCACTTGCACCTATAATATCCACAGGGTCAACTGATTTCAGTTTGAGTTCAGGATACTCTTTGAGGTACTTGAGACGGCGAACAACCTTGTTCTTGTCAGTAGGCTTCTTGCGGCGAATGCGGACAATCTTCTTTGACTGCTTAGTTTCAAGTAGACCTGTTTGTAATTGAGCATAAAACTCTACGAGCTTTTTAACCAGTGACAGTTTGAGATGACTGTAGCCTTCTACTAACTGCTTGTCCCACTCACTAAGTTCGCCTTTGAGATTGCGAAGTGCTAACAGTTCACGCCATTCAAATGCCATTTCATCTAGCTTTGTGTAAGCGGTTGTGAGTTCTGCTGCATTGAGTTTGTAGCCTTCAACAAAGGATTCTACATTGACTGTGCCGCTTTGTGCGATCTTAGCTTGTGCGTCTTCTACACCATCAAGAAAGTCATCGAGATTCTTTCTGATAGGAACAACCTTAGGCGCTTCTTCTTTATCAGCAACATAGGCAACACCTTTCGCTACCAAATCATCTTTGATAGAGTGAAGATAGTTTTCATGTGCCTGTGTCATGTAGCCGAGCTTAGACCAAATGTAACCATACTTAGCGATAGAATAGAAAGTAGAATCAGGCGACTTCAGAATGCTTGTTACATCATCTGCTGAAAAGTTCGCCTTCATCCACTTCTTGATGTGAGGCACACCAGACTTGTCGGCAACTTCGTAGTGAGTGAAATACTCACAGTCACGAAATGCCGTCTCACGGTCTGCCTCGTCTGTGTACTCTTTGAATTCTCGCCATTTAGGTTCTGGGAGAACGTAAGTACTGCGTTGTCGTTTTGCCATTATAGGACTCCTTATTTGATTACAGTAGTAATTATAACACCAAGGAGTTACTGTGTCAAGCATTAATTGTGAGCTATTATTTGACTTCTGGATAATTGTTCAGTGTATGTGCTTCTTTTACCACACGAACTGGCACAAGGTTTCATTGGTTTGTTATCTTCTATTGTCTCTTCCAGTTTTGACCAAAATTTATGAGACAATACTTCCGACAAGGAATTTTTAGAAGACAATAAATTAAAATCAGCCGGAACGTCTAGAGTTTTGCACATGTTGTCCCACAATTCGTGTCGTCCGGTCCAACAACAAGGATATACTTTACCTTCGGCGCTTATGTATATACTCGTATTTTCTTTAGACCAACAAGTTACATCAGCCGTCTCTTGTTCAGAACTAATATTTCTAATCACGATTGATTTGTTTTTTGCCATTTCTTGAAATATCTGCTGCACTTCTATTTCTCTAGCAGAAGTGTCAAACTCCCAATCAGCTCCTGATGCAGGCCAAATCCATTTCTTTGTTGAAAAATCATCATTCAATATTGGTGAAGGTCTGCCATTATTAAAACGTGTACTAGGCCTGGCTGTAAATTTTTCAAATCCCATGTCTAGGCTCAATTGTTTGGCTTTTTCTACTTCATCTTTATTGTGATGAAATACAGTCATTGCCCAATGTGCATGTCCACCGGCCTCGATAAAACTTTTAGCGTTCTCAAAAATTCTTTTTAGAAGTGTATTTTGTCTATAAATTTGATGGACTTCTTGCGACAGCCCATCTATACCAAACTCTACTGATATACCCAGTTTACCCATCTCAATCCATTCACGCTTATGTAATGCAGAGCCATTAGTGTGTATTTGGATTCTAGCATGAGGAAACTTTTTCATTAAAGGCTTTACTAGAGCTAAAGCCCCACCTGGATACATTACAATGTCCCCGTAGTTGCCGTTTATTACAACCACTTCGATAGTGTCACTATCAAAAACATCTAATAAATTTATGTCAAAGTGTGCTAACTTAAATTTAGAAGGAGAGTGTTTACTCCCATAAACATTTCTGGGACATTGTGGACATACAGCATTACAATGAGTTGTAGGTTCCAAATGTATATTGGTTACGTTCTTTGGGTACAAAGAATTAATCTGCTGCTCTAACATACTCATTTTGAATAGAAAAATCAATGACCTTATCAAACTTGATAGTTCGCCAGCCTTGCTTCTCTGTGTCAAACACAGTGAGAACGCCGGCAGCCTTTGCCTTTCCGGTGCCTTTTGTTTCCGGCACAATAGACTCTTGTAGAGTACACTTCATGTCACGCACTGTGCCGTCAGCCTTTTCAAACTGGACATTGCACTCATAGCGATTCAGATAGTCTAATACTTTGCCTTGCCATGCTGCTTCATTTCTTTCACGGTGGTAGTTCATTCTTTAGTTCCTTTCTTATCAATTAACCATTCAAGTTTTTTGCGGACTCGTCTATCAAGTCGCTGTACATGTTGTAGATCGTCTTCGGTGATTTCCATATCATCAGTTTGTTTCTCATCCTGTACATCATCTACTGTTTGTTCATTATTAGAAACATTTTCGATACCAAAATCTTCCGAATCAGGTTCAAAGTCTTTCTCGGACATAAAAGTGATAGACTCACCATTACGTTCCTTTATGCTCATATTAGCCGCAACAACAAGCAAGATAGCTAACGGGTCAAATACAAGTATTAATAGTATTATAACAAATCTGACAGTTTTGTCAAGTGTTTCTTTATCTGTGTCGCCATATACCATTTCGGCAACATATAATAGAGGCCCGACCTCAACCTCAATCAGCAATTGCTCTGTCTCCAGCACTAGTTTTTCTTCCGACAAGGCGTCAATGGCTGCTACTGCTGCGTCAATTGAGGCGTTCAATTCCTCCCTTTCTGCTGCTTGGCTCTCTCTTGTAGCTATCGCACCATCATCACCACGAATTCTGTCGTAGTCTATGAGTGTCTGTACTGTGTCGTCTAACTGTGCTAGTACTGTCTCTGCGTCTGCTATACGTCTCTGCTCAGTTTCTATGCGTCTATCAAGCCTAGCGACTTGTAGTGTGTTATCGCCTGTAGAAACGCTATGCTCGAGGTGTGCTTTACTAAGAAAGCCAAAGATGCCCATCGATGTGATGACAGACAGAATGATGACAGCAATCGTAAAGTATGACTTCATGACGAGTGCTGTTTTGTTCCAGTATCGATACAGCCACGATGCCGTGACAAGTTTCGCTACTTCTAATACAATGCCCATTGCCACAATCGCTGCAAAAGCTGCGGGGAATAACGCTGTTAATCCCACGATAGAAAAATAACCTGCTACTGTAGATACTGCCAATGCCGAAAATAGTAAAAGTGCTATGAATAACATTTTGGTGTCCACTCTATGGGCTCGAAATCAGCCAGAGGTTCTTTGTTCAGGCGAATGTTGAGCATGGAATTTAAACACTTAGGATCGTGTCGTTGTTGCCACTGTAGGAGAAACTCTTGCATTTTAGCCCACGACTTTTTATCGTACTCTGCAATAGTTTCCTTCTCAAGTTGTCCTTCGTACTCTAGGACATACTTGGAAGACCCATAATATTTTTCATACAGGCGGTGTGTTTTGCCTGAGTAACCTATGTAGTATGTGCCGTCTGGAAAATAAGTACAATAAACTCTATGTACCTGTTTCTCCTTCGGCTTCTTTTTCTTCACTGCCATCTAGTGTTCCTTCATCATCAGAAACACTATTTATAAAGTCTTCAGCAGTCGTAAACTTCAGGTCAGTATCGTTCTTCTTGCCGAAGATTTTGTCCCAGTTATCGGCGAACTTTGTATCGTCAGCACCCTTGCGGCGTGCTGAACCCTTGCCCCCATGCCATTTTGTCATTACCAATCTTCCTCTATATCTTCTTCATCTATGAAGTCATCGAGCGATGCTTCGATTTCTAATTCTGCACCACAAAAAGAACAAAAACTTACTACATAATGCCTGTCTGACATGTCGTGCTTTACTTTGTATTCAGCTTCACACTCTTCGCATTCTACAGTTTTTTTGATTATGATACTATCTGACATTCGATTCCCGCCTTTTCTAAAAACTCCTGCCCGCAACCCTTTGTTGCATCGTACTGATTTATATAGTACACCTGCGAGATGCCAGCTTGATAGATAAGTTTAGCACACTCGATACAAGGAGTATGAGTGACAAACAGTGTAGCGCCTTTGCTTGATTCTGTAGACTGGCACAGTTTCATGAGAGCATTAGCTTCTGCATGTAATACCTCTGGCTTTGTAGTGAGAAACTTTATGTCGCCGTTCGGCCACTTAATTACTTCTTCACATTCATTATCCCAGCCAGAAGGTGTACCGTTGTAGCCTACTGACAGGATGCGATTGTCTTTTACAATAACGCATCCTACCTGTAGTTTAATAGCAGAAGAGAGTTTCGCTGTTTCTTCTGCTATCGTTGCAAAGTACTTCACGAACTTTGGTTTTATGCCCACACATCACCCCAATCGCCTGAGAGTGCGCCACGAGCATAGTCAGTCGATTTATTTTCAAAGAAGTTTGTGTGTGTTGGAGCATTGATCATTTCTTCCACCCACGGCAGAGGATTCTTCTTCACTTTAAAGATGCCCTTGAGGCCAAGACTAATCAATCGTCTGTCACAAATATAGCGAATATATTTCTTCACATCTTCTGAGGTTAGATTCTCCATTGCACCCATTGCGAATGCCAGATCAATGAACTGATCTTCTAGTTCTACCATCTTCTCGGCGATAGTGTAAATCTTACCTTTGAGACTGTCGTTCCACAATTCAATGTTTTCGTTTACATACTCACGGAACAATTTAATCATGTTCTCGGCGTGTAGAGTTTCGTCTACAATTGACCAAGTAACAATCTGACCCATGCCTTTCATCTTACCATGGCGTGGGAAGTTCAGTAGCATGATGAATGAAGAGAACAACTGCATGCCTTCAGTAAATGCTGAGAATGCCGCAATGTTTGTAGCGATTGTTGTCTTGTCTTGAGACTCCATCGAAAGTTCTTGAAGATAATCGTGCTTCTCTTTCATCGCTTCATATTCAAGGAACTCATTGTAAGTAGACTCAGGCATGCCCAAAGTCTCAATGAGATGAGAATATGCTGCTACATGAAGAGCTTCACGAGCAGCAAATCCTGCGAGCATCATTCTAACTTCAGGCTGCGGGAAGTTAGGCAAGTAGTTATTTACATAACCACCAGCCACATCGATATCACCTTGAGTAAAGAAACGGAAGATGTTAGTAAGAAATCCTTTTTCTGCATCAGACAGTTTTGATTTCCAATCTTTTACATCTTCGTTCATTGGTACTTCTGTGTGTAACCAATGAGACTGTTCGTGCTTTAGCCAAGCATCGTATGCCCATGCGTAGTTGAAAGGCTTGAAATAGCTCCTTTCATCTGTCAATTTTAATTTTGTTGTCATTTAGTTATTTTACTACCTCGACAGGAATTGGTGATTTCTTTATTGTTGGAAATTTAA